TCTCATTTTACTTAAAGTTTTTTCTTTTCTTATAAGATTTTGCTCTATAGCATTAGCTTGTATCATTGTTTTTTGCCAGTCTTTTCTAGCATTAAAAGCTTCCCAAATGTTTTGTGTATATGTATTTCTAGCTTCAAAGTCTTCTTGAGTAGCTGATCTTCTAATGCCTTCAAATTGTAATATTTGTAAACTTTCTTGTCTATCTCTACCTACATAATCCATAATAGCTTGAGAAAAAGATTCTCCATCAGTATTAAACAATTCTGCAGTTTGCATATAATCTTTCTTAGCAATACCATCTAATGATCTTAAAAAATTAGTAATGTGTGGATTAACTTTAGGGTCATTAGGCATTATTGCTTCAGCAACAGCATTCATTACAGGAGATATATTTTTCTCTTTTAGTTTTTTTGCATCACCATCAAAGAATAATTTTAAAGCCACATCATCTCCAGCTTTAGCTTTAACATAGTAATAGTACTCCCAATTAACTTTGTTTTTATGATATGATTTTTTAAACTCTGAATAATTCCTTACCATATCTTTATATCTAGGAGTTTTAGTTTCTCCAAATTCCCAAAGATTTCCTTCTAAATTTAACAAATTACTATAATCTGAGACTAGTTTATCTACAATAAATCTACTAGGGTCATTTGCCATATCTCTTTTATTACCTTTACTATCAACTAAATACAATAAAGGTTTGTCAGCATCTACAATAACATTATCTGTGTTTCTTTTTGTTGAATTACCATATAAAGTTTTATTCTTCCAAGAGTTTGCGCTTGTTAAAAGACTAGAAAAATCTCCATATATATCTAAAATATTTTGAGAATCACTTACCATTCTTTGTTTAAAGTCTTTTTCTATTTTAAAAGAAATAAATTCGTCACCTAATTTTATATTACCTACTTTTTCAAACAACCTATTTAAGTAAGTTACGCTTCTATGCATTTTTTGTACAGGACCTCTAACTCTACTTCTGTTTTTAATACTTTTTAAATGTGTATTATAACTTGAATATTCATACATATCAAATTGTAAGCCTTCTAAAGTATTAGGGTCTGGTGCATTAGGTTCTAAAACATCTCCATTATTTGCCATGTTATACTTCATAAACTCAAAATTGTTATCTAACATAAATACAACTTTATCTGTATCAAAATCTCTTTGAGCTCTCATAGTAACATCGTAGTTATTTAATTCAAGTATTCCACCATCTTTGTCGTTTAATAAACCCTTTTTAGATAGTTTGCTAATTACAACATCGTGTGGTCCTGTTCTTGGATTTGGTACTACAGCCCCTACCATATATATATTATCATATTTAAAATCAGTAGCTAATGTATTTTGTATGTCTAACCAACTTTCTGCTGATACTGTACCTTTACCTGTTAAATTATCTACAAGAAATTGTATTTTAAGAAATGTATCTTTAGGTAAATCTTTCAAATTTTTAAAACTTTTTTTGTTAGCTAAAGTTTCATTAGGGTCATAGATTTGTTTAGTCTTTAAATCTACTAAAATATCTCTACCGTCTAAATCTACAGCTAGTGTTATAGAAGCTGTTTGTTTGTGATTTTTCTTTGTTATTCTACTAGTTTTAATACCTGCTTTTATTGCGCCAAAAGCATCTCTAAATATAATGTTATTCCTTAAGTATTCTGGAGTAGTATTAAATTCACCTAATCTTGTCTGTATTTGGTCATTATTGGCATTTTTAGCATATATAGGTATATTTAAGTTGTTTTCAAAATTTCCTCTTAATATTGGAGAACCACCTGCATTAGTGTAACCGTCAAATACACCTGCATTATCTATATATTTCTTCTTTATATAACCTTCGTAAGCATTTCTAGTTAAAGAATTAAAAGGAACTCCTCCAGCTTCTATCATAAGATGAGCTATATTTACATTTTCTGTTGAACCTTTAATATATCCATCTGGGTTAGATTCAGACATAATCATTCCTCTAGCTTCAGCAGCTGCTTGAGCAGTGTTTTCTGGATTAAAAAGTTCTACAGACTGTAAAGCAAATTGTTCAACAGCATCTGATCTTGTTTGCTCATATAATAATTCTCCTATTTCACCAGGTGTCCAATTTTCTAACTGCTTAGAATACTTAGCATCTTTAGCTTTACCATAAGAAGTTCCTGCAAGAGATTGATTAAATTTTTGAGGGAATACAGCTTCATGTTTTTTATCTATACCTTTTAAACTATTAATCCAAGACTCTAGATTTACATTATCTTTAGTTTTAGGTATAGTATAGCTACTATTTTTACCTCCGTAAGGCTTAAATGTGTTGATTAATGTTTTAGGGTCAACTATAGCAGATTTTTTAGCTCCACTTTTAAATGCAATTTGAACTATATCTGGATTTTGTTTAAAGAAGTTATCAAATTTAGAGTGATAAAAATAATGAGTTTTGTTGTAAAATACATTTATCATTCCATTACTATCTGTAAAACTTGATAAACCTACTGGCTTTTGTCCAGAAGATTGACCTATTACATCACTTTTACCATCCATTAATAAAGCATAATCTAGTCTGTCTCTTCTGACTAAAGTAGAAGCATTAACTTCTTCAGCATTTAAAGAGTTAGAATTTTCTAATATTTCTTTCATATTAGCGTATTCTTCTGCTGATATATTAGACTTCTGTTTTTCTAAATTAAACAAAGCATTTGATCTAACATCAGTTATTAAATCAGTAGGAGTTTCACCAGCTTTACTAGTTGTACCATCATCTATAGTTAAAGTATAATCAAACTCATGATTTTCAACATTAAAACGTTTAGATATATCTCTAAAATACTTGTTATTAGAGTTTTTATACATTTCGCTTACAATAGTCCTAAGATCGTCAGAATTTCGCTTATACCCTAAGTTTTGAGCTAATCTTCTATATTTAAAATCTTTTTTAGATAAGTCTAATCCTAATTCTTTTACATTATATGCATCATATAACCAGTTTTCATTTGCTTTACTTCCATACATACTATTAACCATAGTAAATAAATATTCTTGTGTTTTCTTTTTACCATTAGTACTATTTAAATCATCTACAATAAACTTTTGTAAATCAAACTCATTTCTTTGCGTCGTTAAACCATTAATGTCATAACTTTTTTTCATTTTAGAGTTGTTTAAATTATTAGCAAACTCTTCTAGTTTTATATAAAGATTGTTAGCTCCTTCAAATTGCTTTCTAGCATTTATTACATAATCAGATTTAGATGTTTTTTCAAACCATTTTAAAAAGTTTTCAGCAACATCATGAAATGCTTTTTCAGGAAATAATATTGTAATGTTTTCATCTATAGGTATAATTGTTTGTCTACCTTTAATAGTGTAATCATTTACGCCACCAATACCTCCAGGTAAGTTTTGTTTATTAGGATCTACAGATGTAATAGTTGAGTTATGCATAGATTTAGCAGTCTCATTACCATCTACTCTACCAGCAAAAAAGTCTGGACTACTTAATATGTCTGCTAATTTACCGTCACCTTCTGTACTTATTCTTTTAACTTGGCCTCCGTCTATATACTTATCAGAAATCATTATTAAATCATGTTGGCCATTTGTCATATCTAGCCAAGTATCAGTTAAAAAACCTTTAGAAATGCTTTGAAATTCAAAAGAACCTGTACCAGAACTTGCATTAATACTAACTTGCTTTACTCTAATGCTTCTTTCTGCTAAAGATGCTAATCTTAAAACTTCGTCTCTAAGTAAATCAGGAGCATTATCTGATGTAAAACCTGCTACATTAAACATTTTTTCTATATATTTATTTACTTCTTTAATTCTTTCTGGTGTTCCTGCCTTAGATACAATTGTATTACTGTATAAAATATCTAAGTATTTAGAAGGGTCTCCATAATTAATTCCATCTCCAACTATAGCGCTTACATCTACGTTGTATTTTTGAACAAACTTTTGAGGATTTATATAATTATTACTTTCAGGAGTTCTCCCTTCAATTTCTAATTCTTTTTGTGCTCTTACTCTTTGACCTTGAGTTACAGAATTTAAAGTCATAACAGAAGGGTCTTTATTTATTATACTAGCTATGTCTTGCCTTATATCAGATAAATTGTCTTTCCAAGTTTCTAATTCTTTTCTAGCTCCGTTTTGAGTTAAATCATATGATTGTACTCTATTTAACAATTCATTATAAGATAAATTATCTGGATTTTTTAAATTTTGCATTTGATGAAGTTGAGCAGAAGCTCTTGTTAACTCTATTCCGCCACCCCAAGACCTAATAAACTCTACTTGCTCATTAACTAATATATCTGACTTTACTAATTCAAGTTCCATTTGCCCTTTTAATACATTATAAGCCTCTTGACCACCTTCTGGTATTACTTCCATTTCAGCTTTTAAACTTTTAATTCTTTGTTCTGATTCAAATATATATATAGCATTTTTTTCATTAATTAATTCTAATTCTTTAGCTGTAGAATTACTATTAAACGCTCTATCAGCAGCCATAATTACTGAAAGCATATCTTCTGTAAGCTCTATATTTTGACGTTCAGAAGGAAAATCTAAAACTCTTGCTCCATCACTTCTTTTAATATCTTCTAAATTAAGTTTAACTCTTTCATAAGCTTCAACATATTTATCAGCTTCGCCTTTAGTCATATCTTTAAATCTCATAAAGTCTTCAGCAGTTATAGTTCTTTGCATTTCTAAAATAGTAGCACCATCTTTACCACCAGTTTGCAATAAGCCATGCATCATAAAGTTTTTCAAAACTGTTGCTTCTATAGGTGATTGCTCTAAACCTTCTAAAGTTCTACTTATAGCATCTACATTTGCTTTTTCTATCCATTGCATAAGTCTAGAATCAAAATACCTATCAACATAATTTGGCATACCTTCATCAGAAAGCAGGTCTACAAGTCTTTGTACCCTATCAATTGAAACTTCATAACTTTTGTCTGGACCTTTAGGTCTTTTTCCTAAAGAAGACTGTAATCCCCACATGTCTCTAACAAAATGATCTAATTTTTCTACTGTAGCTAAATCAAAAGTATCAATATTTTCTATGTTTAGTTTAATATTTTTAGGGTTTCTAGTTATAAGAGATTTGTCACTATTTAACAACGGACTTCCAAATATTTCATAAAGTAAATCTTGTATTTCTCTTGCATTAGTTTTGTTAGAAGTTGGAGAAACTTTCTCTTGTATAACATCTAAAACACCAGTTATATTTTTTTCATAATCTAAGTTATCTAAAAGCTTCCATATTTGTCCATCTTTTAAATCAAAAGGTATATCTGTATTACCTTGATATTCATTACCTAATTTAAACTCTAAATCATCTTTTATCCTTTGTATTTCTTGAGCTTTATCTCTTAAAGTTTCGTCAGTTATTCTTACACCTTGTCCATCTAAACTATTTGCGTCATAACTTAATAAACCTCTGTCAATAAACTCATCTCTTAAAAATTCAATTGTTGCTAACGCTTCTGTTTCTGCAGAATTTAAAGAACCTCCATCACTATCATATTCAAACCTTTTTATTTTACCATTTTCTCTTACAAAATTAGGGTCACCAGTTAATATTTGAATAGAATTTGTAGTTAAATTAAAAAGATCAGCTTTTATGTTATTTATAGATTCGGCTGCACCTAAGATATTTGCTCTATTAATATTAGATTTATTAGTAAAAAGTACAGGTGTTTCTGTGGTACTTAAAGATATTGATTCAAGCGATTTAATTTCTCTTAAAGCTTTATCAAGTTCTGATTTAGTAGCATTAGGGTTAGATTCAAAGCCTTCATAACTAAATTTAGCATATATATCTCCAAGCATATAATCAAGCTCTCTATTTATAGCTCCATTATTTCCTGGTAATTCGTGCTGTTTAATTGAAACAGAAGAACCGTCATAAATAACATTATTTCTTATCAAAATATCTTTTATGTTATCAATATCTTGATTAGGGGTTTTTACTAAAACATCTTCGTGAAGTCCACCATCAAACTGTTTAACAATATCAGACATATGAGCTCTATAAATATTAGCTTGATCCATACCTCTCATTATTTCACCTAGTTCTGTATTATAATAATAAGGTCTTTCTCCAAAATGTAAAGCTCCAGTTGCTGGTTTACCTCCAGGTATAACAGGTCTATATGCTTTGCTCATTATAAAACCTAAACCAAAATGGAATGCAATTTCTGAGTCACCCATTTGATTTAAATCACCTCTTAGCATACTTTCTGCATTAAATAATACTCCACCTATACTAGCTCTAACAAATGAGTTTTTAAAATCTTGTCCTACTTCTTTAGGCAATCCTTTTCTAAATTCACCTAATCTTTTATTATTTTGCCTTATAGCTTCTTGTTTTAATCCAGGAATATCTTCTTTTTTTATAGTATTATTACCAGGTTTTAAGTCTTTTGCTCTTATACGCTGAAAATATTCATCACCATTTTTTCTAATTCTTTTAATATTAAATGTTGCACTTCTATCAGTTTTTAAAGTTGCTCTCATATAGCCTTTTAATTGATCTGATTCCATCTTAGCTATAGATTTATTTAATTTTTTAGTACTTCTACCACTAGCTGCTACTATATCTTTCCATATTGGTCTACCTCTTCCACCAGGAATGGCTCTTACAAAACCAAATCCACCACCTAATAAAGCATGATGTAATGATCTTTCAAGTAAACTTTGCTCTTCTAAATCAATTTCACCTTTTATAGAGCCTACATAATCAAATATAGTTCCTGTTATACCTAAATTTATAGCTTCTTGGCCCATCCAGCCTAATACAGTAGTTGCCCCTTTAATAAGGCCACTATCTCCACCATACATACTACCTAAAATAGTTTCAATTTGATTGTACGGTTTTGCAGCCATAGCATCAGCCATAGTATCAGAAAGTTTTAAAAGCTCTCTATTGCTTTTAAAGTTTAAACCTTTTTTAGAAAGCTCTACAGCTAATCTATCAGGCATTGTATTTTTTAAAGTTGTTCTAACACTATTTACAAAGTCTGCACTATTTTCCATTTGATATGCAGGTCTAGACATTGGTTGTAAAAATTTATTAAATTTACCTTTAGCTTTAAATCCTACAATATCATCACTAGTTCTTTTAACTATTTTTAAAGCTTCTTTTTGAGTTAAAGGGTTGTAAGGAGAAGTGCTTCTTTTAGCAATGTCTTCAGACTTTTTAACTAAGTTTAAAGCTGCTTTAGTTTGCAAGGTTTTAGTAGTAGGTCTAGCTATTTTATCAATTGCTTTTAATTTATCAGCAGTTGATGTTGCTTTAGCAACGCTAGATAACATTCCAGTTTGTCTAGCACCTTGGATACCTTTAGTTAAAACTGATGTTGCTCTACCAACAGCTCCATAAGGTACTAAAAATCCTGCTAAACCACCTGCTGCAGCACCCATCCTACCTCCAGCTGTATCATATAATTCTTCTTGAAAACTAGCATAAGATTCAGGAGCATAGTTTTTATACAATAAACCTGTTAATCCAAAAGTAATACTGTCTAATGCGTTATAAGTTGCTGCAGTAGCAAAATCTCCAATTTGCTCTCCTGTACTAGCTTTAGATTTGTAACCTTGAAATCCTGTACCTATTGTACCAAAGTCAGTTTCTGTTACACCTAAAGAATTAGTATTTCCTACATTCTGATTAGTTGTAGTAGTATCTTGTATTGCATTAATAGGATTGTCCATTAAACGTGGAAGTCCTAAATTGTTTTGATTTTTTTGTGTATTATAAAAATAAGCTTCTGCTTGAGAAGGTGTTAAATAAAGGCCTTCCTCTGCAGCATTAGATCTTATTTCTGAAATTTGTTGAGAAGTAGGTCTCATTAAATCCTTTTTCTAATCTTGTATTGTTGTTCTTCTAGGAACGGTAGTTTGATAAAATAACCCTGGTGAATCACTCATAATATCTGCTTTTTGAAGCCTTAAATTTTCAATGTTTAATTCTATTGATTTACTTTGCTTAACAGTATTAGATATTTGATTTAAAAGCTTTTTATCATCAAATAGGCCTGACATATACCATTGGTATCCCTTATATATAGGTGCTACTTTACTATAATCCATTTCAAGCATACTATTATTTGCTTCCATCAAAAAGTCTAATTGATAATCTTCATAATCTGATTCTATGCCTATTTCTCCATTTACATAATTTTTATCAAAACCAACAGTTCTTGACATCATTTCTTTCATAAGATTAGCGTCATTTAATATTTGTGTTGGAGTAATGCCTGTAGATTCTAATTCATCTTTAAAAGCAATCTGATAGTTATTAGAAACAAATTGTTCTAAAGCAGTATAAAATTTAGTTTGCTTATCTATACTAGTTAAAAACCCAGTGTAATCAGAGACTAAAGGGTCTCCTTTTGAAGAGCTTATATTAACATACATTTCTGATATGTCACCTACTATTAAACTTATATCTTCATTATCAGACATTTTATCTATAATATCTTTTACAGAATCTATATCTTGAGCAGTTAACATAGTATATAAAGTTTTAAAATCTTCTGTTTTACCCCATTGAATTTTAGAGGTAGCAAGAACGCCTAAAGCAGATTGACCTTCTTTATTTTCTATATATAATTCACCAAAATTTATAATTTGATTTTCTATTGCAGCCATATCTTGAGTATCTATTAAATCATCTACTTCTGCTTCTAGTTGCTTTATTTTTAAATCGTTTAAAGCTACAGTTTGAGCTTTTATTTTTGATTCATTTGCAGCATCAGTTAATACAATATCCATTTTTTCTAGCTCTTTGTTAGAGATATTCAATTTAACATCATTAATATCATATTCTTGTTTATAATTTTTACCTAACCATTTATTTTTGATTTGATTAGCTTCAATATCTAACTGAAAAGATTGAAGTTTTAATAAACTTTCAGGACTAGCTGTATAAGCTTTAACTCCTAAATTAAATGCGTCACTAACTTCTGTATTTTGTGATATACTATATTGCTCAAGTTCATCAGGACTTACTATACCATCTGTATTTACATCTATAGTATTTGCTACAGATTTTCCTTTGTAATATTCTGATATGTTATTTCTAGTAAGGTTTATTTCTGCATTTAATCTGTTAATATTTTTTGTAATAGA